GGTTGCTGGCTGTAACCAATTCCGGCGGATCGAAACACTTCTCCGAAGCGTGCGCCGAGTTTTTCCGTGGTGCCGCGCGCGTGGTAATTCTGCAGGATAACGATCGCGCAGGAACTGAAGCCGCAAACAAGCGCGCAGCAATGCTGAAGGCTGTCGGTGTTGACCTGGTGCAGGTCCTGAACTTTCGCGACGTGTGGACTGCCTGTCCGATCAAGGGCGATGTCAAGGACTGGCGCGACGCCGGCGGCGGCACCAAAGATCAGTTGCTGGAGATAGTCGATGGGCTGAAGCAATGGGAGCCGGCGCCGTATGTTTCGAAGTTCGGCGCCAAGACGGCCGCCGATCTCGGCGGCGTCGTGCGAGCCTACCCATGGCGCATCAAGGATATTCTGCCCATGACGGACAACGCGCTCCTGATGGGGCCGAGCCGATCGGGCAAGACGTTCGAATGTCTCGACATGCTGATGCACGTCATGAAGGGCGAGCCGTTCGCCGGTCGCAAGGTTATCCCCGGTGGCTATGTCTATCTCACCTATGAGGGCGCTACCGGCTTTGAGAATCGCTTGCGCGCATACCTACGCCATCACGATATGAAGATCGAAGACCTGCATTCGTTCGCCTGGTTGACACGTCCACCAAACCTATTTGCCAGCGAGGACAATGTTGTTGCGCTCGCCGACGAGATCCGAAACCTTGCAGAGTCATTCCGACTCCCGTTGGCCGGCATCGTGATCGACACGCACAATTCGGCCACGCGTGGCTCGAGCGAGATCAAGAGCGACGACATGAACAAGATCATGTCGAACTATGACGTCGTGAAAGAACGCGCCGGCGCTCCTCTGATCATCATCGGCCATACGAACGCCGAAGGTCGCCACCGCGGCAATGAGCAATTTTTCAACAACATCGAAACCGCGATTCTGATCGAGCGTGTCTATACCGACACCAAACATACGATCGAAAAGCGAGATGACGTAGGCCGCGTGATCCGCCGCGGACGGATAATGAAACAGCGCGAGGGCGATGATCGGCTGTCGTGGGAATTTGTTCTGCAGTCGGTCAAGATCGGAGTTGACGAAGACGGCGAGGATATCCCGTCAATGGTTTCGGTCGAGCCCGCCGGCCATGTGCCTCGTGAAGTCGCGGACGAAGCATTGGGCAGGCCGCGACCCGCCGGCTTTGTGTTGAAGGGCAACAATGTCGACGTGTTTCGCGCACTGCTCAAGGCAATGGACCAGGTCGGCAAACCGCCGCCAGCTATGCTGGGGCTGCCGGCATCGATCGCTATAGCGATTAAGTGGACCGAACTTGGGGTCGAGTATCAGAAAACAGATCCAAGGGAACAGGACGAGTCACTGGAGAAATATCGCAATCGCATCAAAGCGCGGATACGTCGATTTCGTGATGATCTTTTGCGTTACAACATTATCGGGATAGCCGAGATGCGCGACCCGAACGCCGTCAACGACGATATCGAAAAGCCGAAAATGATCCACTACGTTTGGCCGACGGGGCGACCGGTGTATGGAAAGGGCTTGCAGTGGCCGCCTGTCCCGAAGAAAAAGAAGGAGCAGCCAATGATTCTGGCGCCCGGTGAATCGTCAGACGACCTTCCACCTTTTTGAGAAAAAATAATGATACGACCCTTGGCAATAGACCTGTACTGCGGCCTTGGCGGCTGGACTGACGGCCTTCTCGCCGAGGGCTGGGACGTGATCGGCTTCGACATCGAGCAGCACGTCTACGGCGAGCACCGTTACCCGGGTCAGCTCGTGATCCAAGATGTCCGCACGCTGCACGGCTCGCAGTTCAAGGATGCGGCACTGATCGTAGCGAGTCCGCCATGCCAAGGCTACAGCTACCGGGCGATGCCGTGGAAGCGCGCCAAGGCCCTCCCGCCGCCATGCAATGAGCTGTTCGAGGCGTGCTTCCGTATCCAGCGCGAGGCATGCGAGGCGGCCGAGCGCCACATCCCGCTGATCGTCGAGAATGTCCGCGGTGCCCAGCCATGGGTTGGGAGAGCTCGCTGGAATTTCGGATCGTTCTATCTCTGGGGCGATGTGCCGGCGCTGATGCCGCCGACCGTTCGCGCTCAGAAGTCAAACCCCGATGGAACCGCGCATCCGCCGGGATCATGGTTTGCGATTGCGGACAGCAAAAATAGGGGCTCGAAGGTCGCAAGCCTCGACGGTGGCAGGTGCACCGATCTAGGCAAAGGCGCACGCTTCACGACGCGTGATTGTGGGGTTGAAGGCATCAACGTCGCGCACAACACGACCAGCGGGAAGGGAAGGAATCCTGATGGGCGGAAACAGGGCGGTGACTGGTTCGCCGAGGCGCGCAAGGGCGGCAAAGGCGGAACATCGGCCAGCTTCGGATCGAAGTCGCCGGCCCGCAAGCTGGCCAGCGCCATGATCGCCAAGATACCGGAGCCACTGAGCCGGTATATCGCGGTGACGTTCTTACCGAAGTGAAATGCGAAAATGCAGGGATTGAACAAGGTGGACGATCACATGAAGGCAATTCTTGAAGATCGCAAGCGACGTCGGCTTGAACTCGCCGCCGAGATGAAGGCTCTCGGAAAATTCCGCAAACGACAAAAGCATCGATTGCAGGATGGCCGCGCCTGGCCGATCGATTCCGCCACGGGACAGAACGCCGAACTCGACCATGAAGATGTCATGGCTCCGTTGCCCGACGACCTGAAAGTGCCGATCGGTAATATCGACGAAAAGATGGTGGCGCTACGCGCCGAGGCCAATCAGCATGTATCGTTCGCTGGCGACTCTGTGGCAATCGATCCAGGCGTGCTGCTACGCCGGCGTGCCGAGCGCGAGCAGGAGCGCGAGCAGCGCGCGAGCGTGATGGGCGAGAAGTGGACGGACGAGCTGGTTGAGGCCCGGCTCGAGGAGGCCTTCCGGACTTTGTTTCGATCGAGCGTCGGAGGGGTCTTTCCGCGCGAGTTTGGGAATGCAATGCCGGTGCCGATCAAGCAGATGTCGGACCTGGTCGCTCAGGCGGGAAACAAATCGCTGCGCAACGCAATCGCACATCGCTTTAAGGGAACGCCGTCGATCGAGGAAGTTCGACGCGCCGAGGAGGCGCTGACCTGGTCGCTGGCGTATCTGCGGCATGAGCATCCGGATCTTGCCGGCTTCGTCAATCTCGGCGCCATGTGGAAAGCATGGGGTGCGAAGATCGGGAAGAAGTGTGCAGACATCGGCGTGCATCGACAAGTATTTTACCGGGACCGCAAAGAGGCAATCCAGCTCATCGTTGCTGGTCTCATCAAGGACGGAAAGGCTCCGACATGAACGATAGAATTGCAAGCAGGCACGTATTGATCGACTACACGAACCACGCCGGCGTGCGGCAACAGCGAACGATTGTCCCCGACTTGTGCGGCATCTTCTTCGGCGTGAGCCAATGGCACGCGAAGGAGCAGTGGCTGCTGAACGCCTTCGACATTGGCAAGGAGGCCGAGCGCACCTTCGCGGTCGCTGACATTCACGGTTGGTTCCCGGCCGACAGCCGAGAGGCTCGAGTCGAGAGAGGGATCGCCAAGCAGCTGCAAAACTCGATGGAACTTAACGCGCGCATGAAGAACCGGCTCCTCAAACTCTATCGACATCCGAGCTGTCCGATCGACGTGCAACGCGTTCTGGAAAGCATCGACAAGGACGAGGAGCCGGCATGGCAGGTCGGATAGTTCCCGAGGGCGGTTGGGGCTCTCGCCTGAAGCCGTTCAAGACACCGCGGGTGGAAGTCGTCAGCCATCGCCGATTCATCAAGGCGCTCCCGTGTGTCTGCTGCCTGGTCGGCGGCGCCGTGGTGCAGGCCGACGATCCTATGCACATTCGCGGTGGCTCCATTATGCACGGCAAGGAAGGTGCCGGCGGCGCGCAGACGTCGGACGATCGCTGGATCCTCCCGGGCTGCCGGCCACACCATGACCAGCAGCATGCCGAGAACGAGGCGGCTTTTTGGGCCCGGTTCGGCATCGACCACTTCCTGCTCGCTTTGGTGCTATGGGGGCTGACCGGCGACGAGCACACGGCAACGCTGGCGCTCCGGGCGCACGCGTGGGGGCGGCGCCTGACAGGGTCCGACCTCGTGCAGCAGCGACAGGCCGGGGATTCGGAATAGACGCACCACGGGCCCGCGCTGGCCTGGCGATCGGCCCTCTGGAATGGCTCTATCCCCAAGTGCAACAAGATTTCCTTACAAATCGGGTGGAAAAACCTAAATATATGGTTTTGCATCATATTTTAATGGTCCGCGTACCCGTTTCGCCTCCGCGTACCCGGTCGCGTACCCGGTTTTCGTATCGCTGCCCCGCTTGACGAAATGACAAACTGTGACGCCCATTGCGCGGGCGAGCCCCGAAAGGGGTATTTCGTCCACCCGGGAACCCGGCCTCGACAAGGGGTCGGGTTTTTCACGTAGCAGGGAACCCGATGGCTGATGCCAAGAAGCCGACCGACCAGGAGCGGATTGCGCAGCTGGAACAGCAGCTGCGCGACCTGCAGTCTCAGATTTTCGTGATGCAGCGCATGGGCGGTTTCGCGGACGCGAAGACCTTGGGCATCCGCTGCACCAGGATCGAGGAGCGGCTCGAGCGCGAGGAGACCGACGGCTTGATGCTGAAGGACTTGGCCGGCCTGGCTACCGAGTGGATGGTGCAGCACCTGCGCGATCGACACGATGTCGCGGAGAGTGACAACCGTGCGGACAGCATCTTCGTTCGCAAGATCCGCCGGCGCCTGGCCGAGTGGGCCGAAAAAGTCGGCTTGATGAGCAAGCGACGCGATGTTAAGGGTTCGCGCGCCGACGAAAACAGATTGCGGCCGCAAGCCGCCAATTCATGACCCCCCGCCAGACTAGGACCGGCCGAAAAGTCCCCGCAAAGAAAGCGGGGCTTGTTGCTGCGTTTCTGGCGAGTGAGATCGTGCTGCGGGACCCGAACGAGATTAAACCGTTCCCGAACAATCCGAAGATTCACACGCCCGAACAGATAGACGCGATCGCGGCCAACATCGCGGCGTTCGGATTCGACCAGCCGGTGTTGATCGACGAAACCGACACAGCATTGAAGGGACACGGGCGCCGGCTCGCCGCGGTGAAGCTCGGCATCCAGCTTCCGACGATCGTTCGCGCTGGCCTGTCGGCCGATGACAAATGGGCGATCGTCATCAGCGACAATGCATTGCCGGCAATGACGGGCTTCGACCAGTCGCTGCTGCGCATCGGACTGACGCAGCTCGCAAAGGTCGACTATCCGTTGCATCTGACCGGCTTCGACAACGTACACCTGGCTACGTTCATCGGCGGTGGCCCGGCTGCCGGCGGCGCGGCGCCGAACGACATCCCGGACCTGGCGCCGGCGATCTCAAAGCGTGGTGATATTTGGCTTCTCGGCTCGCATCGATTGCTCTGCGGCGATTCCTCGAATGGAAAATCTGTCAACGCACTGCTCGCCGGCGATGACGTAAAGATGATGCTGACGGATCCGCCATATCGCGCAGACACGGTCGGCGGCGGCCTCTATAGCGATATGACGCACAGCGCGAAAATGAAGCGCGACAATGTGCACGAGTTCGAGGTAGCCGATCTTTGCGGCCTGCGCGATACGAACATCATCTTCACTTCGAAAGAGCTGCTGCCGGATTACCTCGATCTGGCGCGCGATAAAAAGCTGACCTGGGACGTCGCGGTATTGCATCGGGCCGCGGCCGTGCCGAACCACAACAACCATCTCATGAGCGACCTGGACTATATCGTCCTCATGGGGAAGATCGCGCCGAAGTCCGGACTTGAGCACGCGGATTATTCGAAGCTGTTCTCGACAGGGCATTGGGAGCGGCCGGTGCCATGGGCGAAGCCTGTAGAGCTGATCGATCGCCTCATGCGTCTCTACACCATCGCCGGCGACCTGGTGTTCGAGCCCTACTGCGGCAGCGGCACCACCATCATCTCGGCCGAGGGCCTGGGGCGCGCGGTGCGCGCGATCGAGCTGAACCCTGCCTATGCCGATATGTCGGTTCGGCGATGGGAAAAGTTTTCCGGCAAAGTAGCCACGCTGCAGGGAACGAAGAAGACGTTCGCGCAAGTCGAGAAAGAACGAAGCCGCAAGGCGGCATGAATGCCGTAGCGAATCCGGTTTTGAATATCGGGCCATATGAAGCGTCGACCGGCTCGATGAAGGTGTAAAACAATCCGGTAGTAGGCGACAGGACCGCGCGCACGGTCTTAGAGGACGGGGAACGCTAGACGCGAGCGCCCGTGAAAAAGCCCGGGACCTGCAATGGTCCCGGGCTCCTCGCCATACCGTCAGGCCTCCGGGGCTATGCGGCCTTATCGTCGACGGCGGCGATCTTGTAGACGGTAGGCTTGCTGCCGTCCTTTGACGTGGTCACGGTTTCACTTCCGCGGATTCCTGAGATCAAGGCGCGCGCGCTGTGCGGCAGCATCCCGGTCTTCTCGCAGATTTGCGCAACGGTGGCGCCGTTCTTGCGCCGGAGCATATTGGCGACTTCGGTCTTTCGGTCGATGGTCTTCGTCATCGGTCTTCTCCTGGTGTTGCGGCCGTGGCCGCGAGTTGACGCTGCACGGTGAGCGCAGCGTTATAGTCTGAAGTGCAGCGGCCTTCCCTCGCACACACATAGCCAAAGTTGCGCGCGTGTTCTCCGTTGCAGAAATAGTCGTCAGTGTAGGACTTACCGTCCCATGTCGTGAAGATACTCACGAAGCCAGTCGACTGCTCGGCATCGCCGTCCCACTTTCTGCCGTAGCGCATCGACACGACTTGGTCCTTAGATAGCTTCTGGCAATCTGCCAATGAGCGCGGTCGGTCTACCGGGTAAATGTAGCGAATGAACAGGCTGTCGGTTTCGTACTGTTGACGCTCGCCCTCGCGAACGTAAATGGTACAAGTCACCTTCTTGATCGGTTTGCCGCAATAGCGGCAAAGGGGAGCAGGCATCAGCTCGTTCCCTCTGCAGCAGCATCGACCCGCAATAGGGTGTCGGACAGGTTCTCTTTTGGCAGAGCATGCGTTTGGAGCTGGTCAAGCAGCGATCTGGAAATACCAACGTCGTATTTGCCATCAGGTCGGCTGGTGCCGACGCCCATTCGAGGAGGCTTCTGGCGCGCGAGCAGCCGCGCAAATGCTCTGACAGCAGCTTCGCTGTTCAGCGTAAGCCGATATAGTTCAGGCTTGGTAATGGACATTAGATGCACTCCATTTTCTTGATGCACTCTGGACCGATGCCGCGTGCGATGGATTCCGGATCAGTCAGCGCTCGGCTGCAGCGTCCGCAAACGCCCTCATGCCAAATCTCGGCTTTGGGCGGGACATGGCCGCTGCGCAAATGCTCGAAGACGTAGCGAAAGCCGCGCACGCGAGGATCGTCGTAAACCAGATCGGACTTGCTTCCGCCAAGGCTCAGGTCATGGCCATCGCGCACCACGCCGATTTTGGCGTAATCGTTGCCGGTGCGCACGCTGACGAAGTGCATAGTGCCGTGCTTCGCCTTTTTCCAGGCACGCACCTGATAAGTCAGATGATCGCCGGTCTTCTCGCTGCGCACGGTGAACGTCGCTTTCCCGGCAAGCAGGAACTTCAGCGCCACGCCAGCGTCGGTGATTTTTTGCGCGGTCATGCTTGCACCTTCGCGTTGGGGACCAGCGACATGATCCGTTCGAGTTCGCCACGGAGTTTTTCGGCATCCGCGCCGTCATCGATATCGCGAGCGAGCGAAAGAGCTAGCGCCTCCAGAATCTGAAGCGGAGCGGTTTCAAGTTTGATTGGGATTGGCTTGGTCACAGCACGATGACCACGAATAGCAGCGCCAAGGCGCCGGCAAGGCTGAAGGGCAGCTGCACCCAAAAGAAGGTGGAATAGGACATTTCAATAGTGGCGTGGTTAACTGCTCCGGCCGGTTTACCCATGGCTTCCTCCAATGTGGGGTTAGTAAACTAACGGTATAGTAAGCCGTGTCGATCATCAACTGTTATTTACAACAATTGTTGCGAAGGTTATTTGAAGGTCAGACGTCAGCGTGCTTCTCGTGCTTTAACCAGCGCGTTGCGCGCGATGACGATTGGGTGTTTCGGTTCTTTCAGGTCCCATCCGCCGGTGTAGTTCAGCAGCTGCTCCAGCGCTTCAACGATGCCAGAACTCGCGACAGTGAGGGCATCTATTAGAACGTCGACTCGCTTTTCGGTCATGTCGATCGAGCGGAGCGATTTGGAATTTTCGAGCACGGCAATTAGCCGCGTGTATTCGACCGGATCAATCATTGTGGAGCGCTCCTAAGCTGGCGACGATGTCGATCAATCGGCCGCAGCCGGAAATGACCGGCAGCACTGGTTCGAAATTGAAGTCGACCGACCATTTGATCAGGTAGCGGCGCTCCAGCGCTCGAAGCACCATGCGTTGTGCACCGAAGCGAATCTCAATGGTGGGGCAGATATAGCCAGTCTGGCGACCGGCTGCGCGCCGTAGGATTCTGAGTTGGGTCGGGGAGAAGTTCATTTTGGCCTCCGGCCGTAAAAGCGTGGTGCCGTCCGGCTCCACTAAACTCATAGTATAGTAGTTCTCGGGACGATGCAACAACAAATGTTTGAGGTCGCGCCATGTCGCTATGGGACACGACGCATGGCAAGGCCCGGGGCGGATATTTGAAGGCCGGTGCCGCTGAGCTGTATGTGCGCCAAGTCCTCGGCGCCGATGGTCAGCCGACCGGCCGATGGCGGCTTTACGTTGACGGCCGGCTCGAGGGCCAGGCTGACGGGGAGGACGTTGCGAAGGCCGCGGCCGAGATGGCGGTCCGGTGCGTGCTCGAGGCAGGTGCAGGATCCGGCGAGGCAGCAGCCGCATAGCAGCCGGCGGGCTCCGCAGGGGCAGCTCAGAGCCATTGCAGCACCACGGCGGCGAGCGCACCGACCAGGCCCGCGGCGGGTATCCCGACCGCGTAGAAGTCGAATGTAGAGGGCTTATGCATAAGTCGGCGCATATTTTGTGCTCCATTTGGGCAATCGGCGCCGAACCAGTTGGTCGGGCGGCTGAAATTCATATCGTGGCCGTGCGCACATTGGCGCAAAGACGTTAAAGACCCCCTAACGGGGCCAGAGGCGGGGGCGGAGCCCCCCGCTATACCCGCCAGGCCAGGAGAGCCCCCATGCTTGCAGGCCGCTTTCCCAAGGTTCAGGCGTGGCACCATATGCGCCGGGGCCGCCGGCCGCTCGATCGCTAAATGCGCTTTTTTAGTTCGGGGCTCGGCTGATGGCGGGAAAGGGTTCTCCGAAGGGTGTCCGCCAGGGTGGCCGGCAGAAGGGAACGCCGAACAAGGCGAGCGTCGAGCGCGCGCTGATCGCGCAGCGCATTGCGCAGGAACAGCGCGGCAAGCCCGGCAGGAAGCTCGCCCGTGAGGTGCTCGACGACCTCATGCATACGTTCCTCGGAATGGCGGCGCAGCACCAGCCGCTTCCGCACGGCGTTGTGCCTATGAACGGGCAACAGCCGAACGAGGTGAAGTTTGTCGAGTATGCCAAGCTGGCGGGAGACTTCGCGGCCGTGCTGGCGCCGTTCCAATCGCCGAAGTTCAAGGCGACCATCCAGCTGCCCGAGATGCCGATCGGCGACAACCTCGCCGGCAGTCAGGGCGACTATGCGGCAGCAAACCGCTTGACGCCGCAGGAGGCATATCGACTGTTGCGCGATTCGGACGTGATCGATATCTCGCCGGCGGCGCAGCTGATCTCAGGCAAGCCGGTAGCGAAGAAGAAGGCTGCAGGTGGCTAAAGGTCCGGCCGCTCGCAAGATCCAGGCGTTCGATTGGAAGAACCCAGAGCCAGGCTACGCCGCCATCTGGCAGCAGCGCGCCGACCGGCTCACATCGATCCGCTCGATGCCGAAGCGGGAACGCGAGGCGTTCCTCGCCGGCCTGCGCGAACACTACAAAGAAAACCCTTGGGACTTCATCAGCGATTGGGGAGTGACGGTCGACCCGCGGCGCGTTGAGATCGGCGCCGATCCGATGATGCCGTTCGTCATGTTCGAGAAGCAGATCGACTGGCTGAAGTTCGTCGTACGCAAATGGAAAGAGCGCCGACCAGGTGTGACCGACAAGTCGCGAGATGGTGGGCTGTCGTGGCTCGAGGTGGCGCTGGGCTGCACGTTGTGCCTGTTCCACACTGGCATGAACATCGGCTACGGGTCAGTGACGGAGGACTACGTCGACAAGCTAGGCGAGCCGAAGTCGCTGTTCTGGAAAGCCCGCATCTTCATGCAGGAGCTGCCGCGGGAGTTCAAAGGCGGCTGGGATATCAATCGCCACGCGCCGCACATGCGGATTCTGTTTCCGAATGGCTCGACCATGACGGGACAAAGCGGCGACAACATCGGCCGCGGCGATCGAAAGGGAATCTATTTCGTCGACGAGAGTTCGCATCTCGTCAATCCGAAGTCAGTCGACTTTGCGCTGTCGCAAACCACCAATTGTCGGCAGGACATCTCGACACCGAAGGGCCGCGGCAATTCGTTTTCGGTACGCCGACACAGCGGCAAGGTCGAAGCGTTCACGCTGCATTGGCGTGATGATCCGCGCAAAGACGAGGCTTGGTATCAGAAGCAGTGCGAGGACATCGACGACCCCGTCGTGATCGCGCAAGAGATCGACATCAATTACGATGCGTCGGTTACGGGCGTCGTCATTCCGCATGCATGGGTGATGGCGGCGGTCGACGCACACGATAAGATCGGTTTGATACCGAGCGGCGATCGGCATGGTGCTCTCGACATCGCCGACCAAGGAAAGGATCTGAACGCCTTCGTTGCCGCGCACGGTGTATTGCTGACTGATTTGCGCGAATGGTCCGGTGCAGCTGATGGCGATATCTTCGATAGCGTCGCGCAAGCATTTGCGATGTCCGACAAGAACGGCGTGCTGCGGTTCAAGTACGACGGTGATGGGGTTGGCGCCGGCGCCCGCGGCGACGCCCGAATTCTGAACGAGGCTCGCGAGCGGGAGAAGCTGCAGCAGCTCGATGTCGTTGCGTTCCGCGGTTCGGCGTCGCCGTTCGATCCTGAAGGCGAAGACGTCAAGGGCCGCAAGAACAAGGACTACTACCAGAACGCCAAGGCACAGGGATGGTGGAATTTGCGGACGCGCTTCCGCAACACCTATCGGTTGGTCAAAGAGAACAAACCCTGCAGCCACGACGAGATCATCTGCATCCCGTCGAACATGCCGTACTTCACGAAGCTGATCGGCGAGCTGACGCAGCCGACCTATGGGCAAAGCACGATCGGCAAGATGCTGATCAACAAGCAGCCCGACGGCGTGAAGTCGCCGAACCTTGCTGACGCCATCATGATGTTGTTCGCGCGCGTTGAGAGGAAGCCGATGAAAATTACAGACGGTCTTCTCGCCGCGGCCGCTTCGATGAAGCGTAGGCAACGTCGATGAGCGTTACCAAGCTGCCAGTGGGCTTCAATCGCGTGGCTGCACGGCGCGCAGCAAAGGCGGCTGCTGTCGCCAAGCCTGCAGCGAAAGCTCTCACGGCAGCGGAAAAGAAGCCGCTGAAGATCAAGGACGATGTATTGCTGCACGCGCGCGGAATGAGCCACCGGCTCAACCGCAAGACACCGCGCACGATCGAGAATGGCAATCCATTTCAGCCTTACGTGCCACCGCCGAGCGTGCTGCCACCGGACGTCAAGCCGATGGCGCTTGACGAGGCTTTGGGCGCCACCGCATTTTCTGGGCTGATGCAATGGGGCGGCGCCGACGGGCAGCTGTTCGAGGAGGGCATTGGTTTTCTCGGCTACGCGTATCTGGCGCAATTGACACAGCGGCCAGAGTATCGCCGGATCTCGGAACGCATTGCGACCGAGATGACCCGCAAATGGATCAAGCTGCACGTCGTCAGCAAGACCAGCGCGGAGACAGGCGAGCCGGCGGCGCAGCTCGACCAGGAGCAGGTTGGTTCGGACCCGCTTGATGATCCAGAGGAGGACGCTGGAGAGGGGCCGGAAGTTGCGGCCGCGACAGCTGCTGAGAAGGCGCAGTCCGATCGTGACCGCGTGCGCGATTCCGTTGCAAAGGTCGAAAGCGCCAAGAAGGCAAAACGGATCAAAGAGCTTGAAGACGCGATGCGTGGCTTCAAGATCAAGGATGCGTTCTACAATATCGCCGAGGGCGATGGCTGGTTTGGCCGCTATCACCTGTTCTGCGATGTTCGCATCAAGAAAGGTTTCCACCTTGTCGATATCGACAAGCCGGAGGCGCGCGAAGAACTGAAGACGTCGATAGGCAATGGATCGAACGCCACGAGCCGCGGCAAGATACGCAAGGGCTGTATCAAAGCCTTCCGCACTGTTGAGCCGATGTGGTGCTATCCCGCAACCTATGAGGCCGCCAACCCGCTCAAGGAGGGCTTCTACAATCCCGATCGCTGGTATGCGAACGGCATCGAGATACACCGATCGCGGCTCATGTGCTTTGTCGGCCGCGAAGTCCCCGACATCCTCAAGCCCGCCTATGCGTTCGGCGGACTGTCGATGTCGCAGATGGCGAAGCCCTACGTCGACAACTGGCTGCGCACCAGGCAGGCGGTGGCCGATCTGATCGAGTCGTTCTCTGTCAGCGGCGTTTATACGAACATGCAGGGCACGCTGCAGGACGGCGGCGTCGAAGCGCTGAAGCGCATCGAACTGTTCAACGTCATGCGATCGAACGCCGGTGCTTTTGCGCTCGACAAGGATACCGAGGAGTTCTTCAACGTCTCGACGCCGCTCGGAACTCTCGACGCGCTCCAGGCCCAAAGCCAGGAGCAGATGTCGTCAGTCAGCGGCATTCCGCTGATCATCTTGCTTGGCATTACGCCGACCGGGCTGAACGCCTCGAGCGAAGGCGAGATCAGGGCGTTCTACGACTGGATCCACGCATACCAGGAATCCTTTTTCCGCGACCAGCTCCAGGCCGTGATCCACTTCATCATGCTGCACCTGTGGGGCGAAATCGACGAGGAGATAACATTCGAGTTCGAGCCGCTTTGGTCTATGACCGAAAAGGAGCAGGCCGAGATTCAGAAGATCGAGGCCGAGACCGACCAGATTCGCATCGATAGCGGCGTGCTCGACCCGGGCGAAGTGCGCAAGGCGGTGGCCGCGCAGCCTGAGTCCCGCTATTCGGATATCAATCCGGAGGACGTGCCGGAGCAGCAGCCCGGCATGGGCGGCGACGATGAAGGCGGCGACGGCGGAAACGGCGGCAGCCGTAGTCCAGGCGGCGGAGGCGGCAAGGGGCCGGCCGACAAAGCTTTCGATGGAGCAAGTGACGAATGGAACGAAGACGAGCACCCGCGGGCGGACGACGGCAAATTTGGGTCGGGGGGCGGTGGTACGAGCCCGAAGTCATCAACGGCTGGCAAAAAGACTATGACCGCACCATTGGCGCAGCCGAACTCATCGGCGCCTCTCAACGTCTCGTCGCTGAAGAAGCAGGGCGGCAAACTCGGCAGCAATGAAGGCGGCGTCTACACGGACGACGCCGGCGGCAAGTTCTACGTCAAGAAGCCGGCAAGCCAGGCGCACGTCACGAACGAGAAGACTGCGGCCAAGCTCTACCAGCTCGCCGGCGTCAACACGTTGGATTATCGCGAGGCCGGGCCCAATCACGTCGTGACCGCGTGGCAGGATCTAGACAAGAACAACATCGCGAAGTTCACGCCGGCGGAAAAGAAGGCCGCGGCTGCTGACTTCGCCGTGCACGCATGGTTGTCGAATTGGGATGCGGCCGGGCTCGGCGGCGATAACCAGGGCATCATGGGCGGCAAGCCTACCACGCTCGACGTCGGCGGCAGCTTGCGCTACCGCGCGCAGGGCGGCGAAAAGGGCAAGGCGTTCGGCGACCAAGTGACTGAACTCGACACGTTGCGCGACAAGAACATGAACCCTGACGCCGCGGGACTGTTCGGCAAGATGACCGACGACGAGATCAAATCCTCGATCGAGCGCGTGACGTCGATCTCCGATGCCGATATCCGCAGCACCGTCGGTGACGACCAGGCGCTCGCCGATCGGCTAATCGCGCGCAAAAAGAACATGGCGCAGAAGTTCGGCATTGCGCAGGACGAGGATCCGGACGAGGCGATGATGACCGCGGCGCTCGATGCCGACGGCGATGAGGAAGACGACGAGGACGATATCGACTTCGACGGTGACGTGATCGAGATCGCCGACGATTGCTTTGCGATGGACGAGCAGAGTTTCGAGGAATCCAAGCACAAGCGCGACAAGGACGGCAAATTCTCCTCGACTGGCGGCGGCGGTTCGACGGGCGCCAAAGAGGACGGCAAGAGCGCCGCTGTCGCGAGCGCCTTCAAGTCGAAGAAGGAGCATATCGCGCATCTACTGACTAACGGCACCACGCCGAAAGAGTTGATGCAGACCATGGGTTGGCCGTCAGTCTCGATGCCGGCACAGGCGAAGTCGCTCGGCATGAAGCTGGAGAAAAAAGACGGCAAGTATTTCGGAACGCCGCTGACCGATGCGGAGAAGACCGCGGCGAAAGAGCAGGACAAGGCCAAGGCTCAGGTGAAGAAGGGCAGCACCACGCCGGAGACGATGCCAGGCTCGTCGGCGGGACAGGTGAAGCCGCCGAAGGCTGCAGACATTCCCGCAGGCCCGGCAGCTGGGTCGCCGCCGGCCGATTACTCGCAATTTCTCGGCGCCGTTGCCGAGGCCGCACAAACCAAGGACGTTCACGCGATCGCCGGGCTATTCAAGTTCAATCCGGAATGGGCAAAGACGTTTTCGAGCAATGCCACGCCGGCTGGCAAGGCTGCGATCGAAAAGATCGTGCCCGGTGTGTTCGATGCCTATCAAGCAAAGACGGCGCCGAAGGCCACCGAAGCCGAGCTGAAAAAAGCCGTGAAGTCGACGACGCTGCCGATCAACACCACGGCGCCGGCGGGCGTGCTGGTCATCAAGGACTTCAACGACAAGTACGCCGGCAAGGACAATCTTACGCCGGAGCAGCTGAACCAGAAGGTCCAAGACTACAAGGATCTGCAGGCGGTGCTTCCGAAGTTGACGGCCGAGTACGAAGCGCAATCGAAAGCCGAGAAGGCTGCGTCCGAAAAGAAAGCGCTCGACGAGGCCAAAAAGAAAATTGCCGAAAAGGTAGCCAAGCAAAAGGCCGAGCTGGAGGAGCAGTTCGCCGCTGACCCGACGTTGAAACTACATTACGAAGCGGCCGAGGCGCTGTTCGGCGGCAAGGATGCCGGAGCATCGTATGCGGCGGCGGCGGCCAATAAAGTCAAAGCTGCAGGTCTCTCGAAATATATGTCGCCGGCAGATGCGATTCCGATCATTGCCTACAGCGGCTCGCACTACAGCCAGGTCAACAGTCAGCTGCGTGCAGGCAAGATGACCGAAGCGCAGGACAAATTCCGGCAGTCGCTGAACGCTGGTCTCGACAAGCTGCCATCGCACAATGGCACCACTTACCGAAAGGCGTCGCTGACTCCTGACCAGGTCGCGCTTTACGAGCCGGGTTATGTCATCGAGGAGCGCGGCTTCATGAGCACCAGCAAAACTCAGGGCACATGGTCAGGCAGCCACAATTTCACGATCCACGGCAAGAACGGCAAGGACATTCAGAAGCTGTCCTCGCATCCTAGCGAGGCCGAGGTTCTGTTCAAATCCGGCTCGCGATTCAAGGTTTTGTCACGCCAAGGCACCAACATTGTTCTGCAGGAAGTTTGATCCCGATGGCAAAAGACCCGAAGAAGACCGTTGACCAGGTGCAGTCTACGCTGGAGGATCATCCGCCCGGCATGCTCGGCGGCAAGCTGAACCAGGTCAAGGAAGGCGACCCACCGTTCGAACCGGAAATCGTTGACGAACTCGGCCGGCCGGTGCAGCGTGAGCGCGGGACAGAGGAAGACCAGGACGAGGATTGATGACACGATCTCGAAAGCGAGTTCTCGTGCCCCGGGTGGTTCGCCATCCCGGGTCGCTCGAGCGGCAAAATGCCGTGAACGATATTTGGCGCGAGAAGCATCGCGGCGAGGTAAAGCTCGCCCGCTACTACGGCATCACAATCCATGAAGCCAGATCACGTATTGCTGCTGACGCAGCTGCTCGATCTGCACCTGTCGCGCACCATCAATCGCGAGAAACGTAAGGACCGAATCATGCGAAAGTTTGTCCAGCTTGCGGAGGATGTCGAAGCTGACCTGAAGGGCCTCGACAACGACGCGGATGATTTGAACCATCGTCGTCTACAAGTGAAGGAGTCGGCGCGTCAGGTCGTAAACGATCATCACCGGATTCAGGATCGAATCGAAGAAGGCATTGCCGCAATGCGGCGCGTATCCGAAGCTGCAGGGCTACCGAATACCCGCACAGCTGAGGAATTGGCTGAGATTGCAGCTGCAAACAAAAAGTTTGCAGATGACTTGAAGAACCAAGTCGAAGGAACACCAGCGTTGGGGGAGGGTTCCGTCGATACGTCGGACAAATCGTTTCAGAGCGGCAAAGATGCCTGATGTAAAATCGGTAACTGCTCTCGCTACCGAAGCGATCGACCAGGCCTTTCAAAACCAAATGCGGGAGACCTTTGTCGCCGCCTTCAAGCATACGGAGCGCGACGACGTCGCCGGCACGCGAGAGGTTATCCGCAAGGGATTCCTGACCGCGCAGCGAACGCGAACGGAAATGCTGACGTATCTCGGAATCAACCCATGAAGGAGAGACAAATGTCTGAACGGCGGATGGCACTACCGGACGAACCATATCCAGCATATCCGCGCGGCAAGGTGTTCGGCCGCCGCTGGATATCGACAGGCGAACACTTTGTGCTGCGCGACAGTTCAGAAGGGCTCGAAATACTGCAGGCCAGCATGGGATGATCTGCATAATCTCTGCGAGAGGTTGACTGCGGAGACGAGCAAAGATGCACGGCACCTTTCGCGCTACCGAAGTTAAGCCGGCGCGCGGCAAGGAGATCATCCTCCGGCCGCTGCACCCAAACGCAGGCCTGCAGGCTGCCTATCGCGTGAAGCTCGAGCGACTGATCGAGGAGATGGACCGCTCCGTTCAGTATTGGGTGCTGAAGCGCTACAAGAACAATGCGCCGCTGCTCGCGATGGACGACGTTCTGCCAGCGAACGATTTGGTCCGCACCATCCGCGCGCTGTCGAAGCGATGGCTGAAGAACTTCGACAATGCAGCGTGGGAACTGGCTGATTACTTCACCGGCGCCGTCGGCGCGCGAACCGACGCGGCACTGCGCAAGATCCTGCGTGACGGCGGGTTCTCCGTAAAATTCAAAATGACGCGCAGCATGCGCGACGTCTTCAATGCGACCAGGGCCGCGAACGTCGCGCTCATCAAATCGATTCCTGAGCAGTACCTGAAGAACGTCGAAGGCGCGGTGATGCGCTCCGTTCAGACCGGCCGGGATATGGGATCGCTGGCGCGATTCCTCGAAAAGAACTACGGCACGACGAAGAAGCGCGCGGCGTTCATCGCGCGCTCTCAGAATAATCTCGCTACCGGAGCCATGAACCGAGCCCGGCAGACCGAACTCGGTATCAAAAAAGCTAAATGGCGGCACTCAGGTGCCGGCAAGCATCCGCGGCCGACGCACGTTGCGAACAACGGCAAGCTGTACGACGTCGCCAAGGGATGGTATGACCCCGAAGTCAAGAAGTGGATTATCCCGGGAGAGCTGCCGAATTGTCGGTGTGTCTCGATCTCGGTTATCGCGGGATTCTCATGAAATATTTTCTGCTCGCCGTAGTGCTGTTTGCTGGTCCAGCCGCTGCGCAATCCTCCTGGTGCTCAGGGGCCAATTGCCCAACACAATTCGGAACCGCGGAACGTCCGACAATTTCACAGCCCGTCATGACGCGCGACAAGCCGAAGATAGCGCCTCAAGGCTATTCACAGCCCTACGGTGGAGGCAGGGCGCGGCCACATGATGGGACGCCAGAGGGACTTTCGCGGTGACTCTCATTGCCTTTCTGCTTCTTGTCCTAACATTTCCATATTGGTTTCCATTTGCCGTCGCGTTCTTCATCGGTATTGGCGCGCTCTGGATGATTGGATATCCAATCGCCTGCACCGCGCACATGCTCTATATGCGGATGCGTCACGGCAAATGGGTACATTGGCAACTACTATACCCCGGGGAGTGAAAGGAATTTCCGTGATCGCCTTCATCCTTGAAAACCCGTGGCTTGCTGGCCTCACGTTGGCGGCGGTTCTAACAGCGGGCGCTCTCTGGCTGGTGTGGGGACCGCGCTTCAAGCCTGATCATCACCAGACGGAAACCGGCAGCTATGCCAAACGCGCGGACTCGGCGAGGGCATTCGATCCCGAACTGCAGGCCGATGGCGATGCGGAGCGATGGCTTAGCAGTCAAATCTATTCCCCCGAGGATGGCGACGGCATGACCCGGTGGCAGTATTTGGTGGACTTGGCATTACGCCGACCGGGCTGACGTGCTGCGCAGGTGGCTGAGGAAAAATCGATCATGATATGTCGCCGTTCTTTGTTTTCCGTCTTCGCAGGATTCGCAGCTATTATCTCTGCTGCGAAAGTCGTCGAGGCGAAATCTGTCGACATCAAATGGGTGCCGGTCAGCGATCCGACCCCGCGGCCGTCGCACTATTCGACCGGCATAACTGATGGTGCTCACACACACGCCAACACGCTGAATGATCCGTGCCATACTCACTGCATGAATTGGACGACGGGCGAGGCGGTCAATCTACGAAGCGATGGCACGCTTCGGCACCGCCAGCACCATCCGACGAACTTCCCGCCGCACGGCAACCAGGATTGATGCCCATGACCTATTTCTTCGCGCTCATGCTGCTGGTAGTCGGCGGAATCTTGCTGATACCTGTGCCCTCGAGCCGGATCGCGCCCATGCTGGTGATCGGCGGCATCATCGTCCTGGTGTTGCGAATAACGGGCGCGATCGCGGCCGATAAGCCAGTGCCGCTGCCGGCGCCGAGAGCTACAACGTTCTCCGATCGATACCCCACTATTTGGACTGAAAAGCAGAAGGCGAAGCAGCAGAAGTTCGAGCGCTTTCTGCTGTCGCCGATCGGCAAGGGGCGTCTTGAATGACTTCGGAGGCATCATTCAGTTGCACGTTGGTTGACGGCCTGAACGGCACCCCGGCGGCCGAACTTGCGGTGCGTGGATGGCTCGACAATGTCGAGCACGGGCTCAGCGACCACGAACTTAATATGGGTGCGAACCTCCAAGCGTTTATCGGCTATATCGGGAACGGCCGTGACATGGTGCCGGCTGGGGTTATCACTTGGAACGTCGATGCTGCGCGGATTTGGGTTCATCAGTCCTATGTGCTGCCGGAATTTCGTGGCCGCGGCCTCTACAGCGCGATGTTCGCCGAACTGCTGAAGCATGTCAGGGAAAAGTTACCGAACGTGCGGTCGATTCAGTCCGCGACGCATGTCAACAACAAGGCTATGCGCGCAATCGCCGCGCGCCAGGGACGTCAAGAAGTCGCCATCATCATCAAGATCGACATTGCGAGGTAGAGCCATGCACCACGACAGCGACGAGAAGGTTGGCCTTCCTCTTTTCCCAGCATTGTTTGTTGTGGTAACGGTGATCGTCGTGATCGGCGCGGCGTTCTTCGGTGTCTACAAGGCTTGGGACACCGGGCAGATGGCTTGGTTGGTGTGCGCCATTCCATTGGCGATCGCCGGCATGGCAATGAGCGTCTAAACGTCATGGCGAACGAGATTATTTTGGCGGTCGGCGCCAGCGCGGAGCCTGATACGTGCGGGTCCTGCAAGTTCTTCAAGCGGCAGATGGACATGGGGCCGCAGAACATGATTTACGGCATTTGCCGTTTCGTTTTGCCGCGCACGGTCATGGCCGGCTATACGCCACGGGTCTATTCGTCGGATGACGATTGCGAGACCAGCGGCTACATGAGAGACGCAGAGCGCTGCGATCTGCAGCAGCCGGACGGCAAAGCCTATATCGTTCAACGGCGCATTCCGCCGGAGAGATAAGTCCTCGGCCGGAGACGTCCGGCTAGACGATGATTGTGGTGGCGCGGTTGTCGCTTCCTGCAATAAGCGCGTGACGAGGACGAGCAATTCTCGCTTCGGCGAGATCATCGGGCGGCGAGCGGAAAGCGGCCGGTCGTACCGGGGATGCGCGAAAGCCGAAAGGCATGCCGCGACCCGCCCGATGCCAAATTATCGCGTTAACGCTTCCGTTAAACTGAACGGAATGCTTGCGAGGTTCTCCCCATGCCGACAGTCTCGCCCGCTCAGAAGCGGCTGATGGAAGCTGCTGCACACACAAAGGGCGGCTATGGTGGGGTGCCGCAGGCGGTCGGCAAGGAATTTGTCGCGGCTGACGAGGTTCCCGATTGGGTAGGCGCCTTTCTCGGCGATTGCCTGCTGACCAACCCAATCGCTCAGGACGGCGTTCACGCGGCCTGCGGAGGCCATGGGTGCGCTGGCTGCGGCGGTTCGGGTATTTCCCCCACCAATAATTGGCCCATGAAGCCGAGGCTTGGCGCTATGGACGAGGCGTTCGCCGTGCTGGCGGCCGATATCGCCGGCATGCTGGGTCCGGATCTGGCTTTCGATCGGGCCCCCGACGGTTTGTTCATTGAACTGGCCAGGCCGGGCATCTCAGTGCAGCTCGCGTTCGATCGCGAGGTGGACACGCAAGGCAAGCAGGTCGACGGTTTCGAGCGGCTACACGTCAAGCGCGCTCCGATCACAAAGGCCGGCGTCAACCCGTATTACGGTCGAGAGATTCCGAAGGGCAACGAGCTCGGGCTCGACCCCGGCAAGGTCTATCGGCTGCTTCGCCATCCGGACGAGATCAAGAACGCAGCGGCGACATTTCACAATCTGCCGCTACTTGATCGACACGTACCGCATTCCGCCGACGAGCACGACGGCGATATCACGGTCGGCACCGTCGGCTCAGAAGCGGAATATGAGCATCCGTATCTCTACAACAGCCTCGCGATCTGGAATCGACAAGGCCGCGACCACATCGATTCAGGATCGCAAAAAGAATTGTCGAGCGCGTATAGCTACGACGCAGACATGACGCCGGGCACCTACGAGGGCGAACCCTACGACGGCGTGATGCGCAACATGGTCGGAAACCATGTGTGCCTGGTGAAGAAGGGACGCGCCGGATCGGACGTCGCCCTAGACGAAGCACTGCAACCCCAAGAGGAGATTTTTACGATGTCGAAGAAGCAGCTCAAGAGCATGAAGGCGACGGTTGCCTATGGCGCGCTCACTGCGTTCCTGAAGCCGAAGCTGGCGATGGATACGGCAATGCCGAACCTTGCTGGCGCACTGGCGACGTTCGAGCCGGGAAAATTCAAGGCGTCGGTGCCGGCGTTCGTTGCCGCGCTGAAGAAGTCACTCGGAAAAATCAAGCTGGCGCAGGACGGCGACCTGGTCGGTGTGATCGAAGGCGTCGAAAAACTGATGGCGTCGATCGACGGCGACAAGACCGTAGAGGATGGCGAACTCGACACCGATTCCGATGGGCTCGAGGAAGACACCACGATGGACGCCGGCGGCGGCATGGAAGCCGTCAAAGCGTATCTGAAGTCGAAGGGTGTACCCGATGACGTGATCGCCGGCATGCCAGGCGAGGGCGGCGGCGAGGAAGAAGAAACCGACGAGGCAAAGGCTGCCAAGATGGCCGCTGCAGCCGGTGCCAAGGACAAGGACACCGTCGAACCCGAAGCCGGGCCCGACGGAAAGGGCAAGAAGCCCGACTTCGTGTCGAAGGGTGCTATGGACGAGGCAATCAAAAACGCTCGAGCCGACACCATCAAGCAGATGAACGCGGTGGCGGCGGCGAGATCGCATGTGCAGCCGATCGTCGGTGTTCTCGATATGGCATTCGATAGCGCCGATGGCGTTTATCGTCAGGCGTTCAAAATGCAGGATCGCGATGTTTCCAAGATCAAGGAGCTGAACGCCCTGCAGGCGTTGTGGGATGCCATCCCGGTGCCTGGGGCTGCACGACGTGATCCGATCGCGCAGGACTCGGCTAGCACCAGCGACTTCAATTCCCGCTTCCCGAACGCCGCCAAGGTCCGCAAAGCGGGCTGAAGCAAAACCGAAACGGCCCTCCTCCCAGATCGGGGGGAGGGGCAAACCAAAACCCCTCCCCTCTCTTTTTGAAAACAAGGAGCCATCTCAATGGCGGACTTTCCCAACCAGGTTAACACTATCCAGGCCCCCGCGGTCGAAGGCGATTTCGCTACCGCCAATCCGCGCGCAACCGTACTCGCCGGCGAAGGCGCGCTCGTCTCCGGCAACGGTGTTATCAATGGAGCGCTGGTCAGCGGCATTGTGGTCGGTCGTTTTGGCTGGCTGAGCTATGCCGGCATCGACAGCGACAATGCTCCGGCCATCGTCAATACCTTCGGCGCCGGCCTTCCCGCCGGCCTCGTGCACCGTGAGCAGATCGGCCTCATCACCGCGTACCTTGCGACTTCAAGCATGGTACTACTGAAGGGACAGCAGGCGGTACTGTTCAACAGCGTCGATCTGTGGATCAAAAACACCGGTGCGGCGCTGGCGCAAGTCGGCATGAAGGCATTTGCGAACTTCGCGGATGGCACGGCTTACTTCGCCGCGGCCGGCGCGACTCCGCCAGGAGGATCCGGTTCGGCGTCGTCCATCGCCGCGGCCACCTTCACGGCCACCGGCTCGATCGCCGACAACGTGCTGACGGTGACCAATGTCGGTGCCGGTTCGCTTTATGGCGGTGCGACATTCTCCGGGACCGGTGTCGCGACCGGAACTCAGATCGTTTCGCAGCTGACTTCGAGCGAAAGCGGCGGTGCGCTTGCTGGTAAGGGCACCTATGCGCTCTCGATCCCCGGGCAGACAGTTGCCTCGACCACGCTGTCTGGCACCTATGGCGTTCTCACCATCGGTGGCACCGTGGTGGCTGGCTTGGGAGCGGGCCAAACCATCTCCGGCTCGAGCGTTGTCACCGGTACCAAGATCTATCAGCAGCTGACCGGAACCACCGGTGCTGCCGGCACCTATGTCGTCGACAACAACACCGTTGTTTCGTCGACCGCCATCACGTCTCAAGCCTCGATCGAGACCAAATGGATCTGTCGCTCGTCCGGTGCAACGAATGAACTCGTGAAGGTCTCCGATACCGTCTAACGCGCCGGCATCGCACTCCAAAAAATCTGCTCGTTCTCCCAACCCCAAGGCGTCTCCTCCGGAGCGCCTTTTTGTTTTCAATGAAAGGCACTCCAGATGAATTTGATCGAAGCACGCACACAGTTTGCGGGTGACCGACGCCGGTTCGAAGCACTCGGCGCCGTCTTCCCCGATGTCCGCCATTATGTGCCGGACGGCTGGGCCGACGACATCGGCATGGCGATGGACGCTCAGCCGCAGCTGACGACCACGCAAAACAGCGGCATTCCGGTATGGCTGTCGACCATGATCGATCCGCAAGTGTACGAGATCCTGTTCTCGCCGCTTGAAGCCAAATCGATTTTCGATGAGGTGCAAAAGGGCGATTGGACGCTGAACTCCGTCATGTTCCCCACCGTCGAGCACACTGGCGAGACGTCGGCATATGGCGACTACAGCAACAACGGATCGGTGAACGCGAACACGAACTTCCCCTCGCGCCAGCCGTTCCTCTTTCAGACGATCCTGCAGTATGGCGATCGCGAACTGGATGTTGCCGGTCTCGCGAAGATCAACTGGCTGAACGAACTGAATGCGGCCGCGGCCTGGGCAATCAATCGGTTCCAGAATCAGAGCTACTTCTTCGGCATCAATGGCCTGCAGAACTACGGATTCCTGAATGATCCGAATCTGACGGCCGCGATCACGCCGTCGCCGAAGGCCTATGGCAATAACCAATGGGTGACGAACAACGTCATCACCGCAACTCCGAACGAGATTTTCCTCGACATCCAATCGCTCGCCCTGCAACTGATCCAGCAGGCCGGCGGCAACATCAATGTGAAGTCGAACTTCGTTCTCGCGTTGTCGCCGATCTCGGAAGGCGCGATCACCGCGACCAACTCCTTCGACGTCAATGTGTCGGATCTGCTGTCGAAGAACTTCCCGAACCTGAAGATCGTCTCCGCGGTTCAGTATGGCATCCAGTCCGCCAGCAATCCGCAAGGCGTTGTCGGTGGCAACTTCGCGCAGCTGATCTGCACCGATGTTCGGAACCAGAAAACCGGCTTCGTTGCATACAACGTCAAAATGCGCGCTGGCCGGCTGATCCCCGACCTGTCGAGCTACAAGCAGAAGATGGTGGGCGGGACGCTCGGCGCCGTCATCCGACAGCCTTTTGCCATCGCCAGCATGATCGGCATCTGATAACGGTGCTTCCCGGGGACCGCGCAATTCCGCGCGTTCCCCTTTTCACTCCGAACACACGAAAGAAAAGATCGACATGACTATCTCGAAAGCCGAGAAGGCCCGGCGAGCGGCTACCAGCGCAAAAACCGCTGCCGCTGCTCCCCCGGCGTCAAACGAAACCATCGAAGCTCCCGTGACGCGCGAGACAAAGGGAGTCGGGGATATCAAGGTAACCTCGCGCAAGGTTGTTGTGGTCTGCAAAATGCCGCGAGGCGTCTACCTGCAGCATACCCAATTCATCGACCAGGACGTGCGCGTCTCCGGCGGCGGCGTCGAGAAACGCAAGATTCCAATGCGCGTCGGTCCGCAGGTTCGACTGAAGCCTGCAGTATTGCCATTCGGTATGATGCCGAACTATCCCATCATCTGCGGATTTTCGCTGACGCGCGACATCGACGCCGAATTCTGGCGAACCTATGCCGAACAAAATTCACAGCTCGAACTCATCACGTCGGGGCTGATGAAGGCGTTCGACACGGAAGCGGATGCGACAGCCTATTGCAATGAATTCGAAAAGCTGCGCCACGGGCTCGAGCCGCTGGCGCAGGAGAAGGATCCTCGCGTCGAGCCTGAGAACAACCCCAATCTGACGAACATCGAGATCGACAGTGACTCGGATGTTCCCGGCCGCAAAAGGGCGTAGCGAAAATGGCGATCAACTGTCTTGCTGGCTGCACAGGCGGCGCGGTCGCCGTCTTCGTCCCGGCCGACTTCAAGGTCGCCTATCCGATGTTCGCAACGCTGAGCGACGCGCAGCTGAACGAGGCATTCAGTCTGGCGACCATCTATCTGCGCAACGACGGCACCGGTCCTGTGCGTACCGTTCAGCTACAGACGACGTTGCTTTGGCAATTGACCGCGCATCTTTCTCAGCTGATGTTCGGCATCAACGGCGAGCCGCCATCGGGCCTGGTCGGCCATGTCAACAGCGCAAGCGAAGGCTCGGTATCGGTCGGCGTCGAATGGCCGACAACCGCGAACAACGCGTGGTTCTTGCAAACGACATTCGGCGCGAACTTCTGGCAGGCAACGGCTGCTTATCGGATGGTGCGCTACATGCCGGGACCGACCAGGTTCGGAACCGGCATCGGTCCTGTCGGTTATTTCCCGGGACGGCGACGTTGTTGAACGGAGAAAAGATGATGAACGAGAAAAGGCGACCGACAGTGAACGTGAGCTGCTCGGTACCGAACGGGCTGCAGATCGCCCTGCACCAGATCCACAAAGGGTTCATGGGGCAGGAGACGCGCGTTCCACTCGGCGACATGGTCACGCTTAAGCAGGGCGACAATCCGGGCATCGATAAGGAATTCTACGAGCTGTGGCTTCAGGAAAACTCGAACCTCTCGGTTGTCCAGAACGGGATGATCGCTGCTCGTGACGAAAAGGACCCGCCCGCGGGCCCTTAGTATCGGCCGATCAAAGCGGCCGAAGGCCAGAACCTCAAACCCGCGCAAAGCGCAACAAGGAGTCGACCATGGATCACGACGCGATGCTGAAAGACGTTAACTCACTGAAGGCCTTCCGTACTCGTGTCGAGAACGCCATCGCCTATGTCGAGTACCTGAAGAAGCTGGGCATTGACCCCGATGCATTGGCGGCATTGTCCAAGCAGCAGCCGGGCGTACAGGTCAATCAGCCGGGCGCCGTCGGCATGTCGGATGCGGACCGCGCTTCGCTGAAGGCCACACTCGATGGCTTCGGCGATCGGGTGACCAAGCTGGAGACCGCCTTCGCCGATAGCGGCCACGATGACGGCTTGGCTACCCGGGTTGCGGCGGTCGAGGAGGGGCTGAAGACCTTCAGCGGCGGCGACTTTGTCGACCGGGTGACGGCCATGCTGACTTGGTTCGACGCCAACAAGGACGGGCTTGAAGTCCTGCTGTCGCTCGACGGTGATCCCGACCAGGCGCCGGCCGACCTGCCGGGGACCGGGACTGTCGCCCCTGCAGCCGGGGCTACGGGCACCAGTGACACGCCGGCGGCCGCTGCCGGCACCGCCGCTCCCGGCACGGACCCAGCCTCTCCTGCCGCCCCGCCTGCGGCCTCCGGCACGGTCTAGAAAATTGGCTTCTATCAAGGGCGGCCACAAGCTGCAGCAGGCCTTGGCCGCCCTTGCCGCCCGGCTGAACGAGCCAGGCACGCTGCGCGTCGGTCTGCTAGAAGGGTCGACCGCCCCCAATGGGGATTCCCTCCCGCTGCGCGCGGCAATGAACGAATTCGGGCACGGCAACGTGCCGCCGCGTCCCGCCATCCGAAACATGGTCGCCGAGAAGTCGCCGGAATGGCCGGACGGCATTGCTCACCAGCTGAAGGTCACGAATTACGACGCCAAGCTGACGCTCGAGCGCACAGGCGAAGCCATCAAGGGACAATGGCAGGAAGCCTATCTTGATCTTTGGTCGCCCCCACTTTCGCCGAAGACGATCGCCAAGAAGGGATTCGACAAGCCGCTGATTGAGCACGGCGACATGATCAACGCGGTGTCCTGGGAAGTGAAGACCAGCACCACAAGCCTATCGGCGCCGTCGAACAACGCCGGCGGATTCGCAAAGACCGCAGCCGCGGCAAAACCTTAAACCAGGAGACTATCTCGATGAAGAAGCCCCGCTTTACCATGTTCATTGGTGCAGCTCTTGCGGCGCTGATCTCTGTACCGCTATTTGCAGCCAATACCGTCTTTCTGACCGATCGCAACGGGCAGATCTCGTTTCCGATCTCGCCGCCGAACCGCGCGAACTCGACCCCGGGCGCGATCGACAACATGACGATCGGCGCGACCACGCCGGCGGCGATCACCGCTACCTCGATCACTGCCCCTTCGGTCACCGCCAAAGCTGCAGCTACTGCTACGGCAGCGGGCAGCAATGCCGCACTGACGGGTGGCGCCGGCGGCTCGACATCGGGTGCCGGCGGTAACGCCACCGTCACGGGCGGCGCTGGCACCGCAGGCAACGCGAACGGCGGCGACGTCAGTCTCACGGGCGGTGCTGCGAACGGAACCGGCGTTAACGGAGTGGTGCGCGTGAATGGCGTACAACTCAGCCAGCAAGGCGCCCCGGCAGCCAAGACCGTCTCGGCGACCTTGACGACAGCTGAAGTCTTGACGGGAATCATCACCGTCGCGCAGGGAGCCGGCGCCACATCGGCACAACAGCTACCGCTCGCAACTGCGATGGATACCGCGCTGCCTACCTCCGTTGCGGGGGACTCATTCGACTTTTCAGTAATCAATACGTCCGTGGTCGATGCCGAGGACGCCAGCGTGACGACCAATACGGGATGGACGCTGGTCGGCGAAATGGACGTGCAGGCCCATAGTGCGCTAGCCGCTCAAGGATCGTCAGGGCGCTTCCGTGCGCGCAAGACCGCCACCGGCGCGTGGACGCTTTATCGTCTGTCCTGATGCTTTCCCGCGGCGTCCGTGCTATGGCGGACGCCGGCAACCGGGAAGGAAACGGAAAATGTTGAAGCGCGGCAGCAATGTAGGAATCGGAACGCCGGGTAACCAGGCGCTCGTCCCGGGATTTATGGAGCTGGCCTCGATGGAGGATCTCGGCCCCAAGACGCGGCACGCGATCGACCACGCTCCGATCAAGATATTGGCAACGTCGATCGTCTCGCAGATCGTCGATGTCAACGACAAGATTTTCGAGCAAAACAAAAAGCTGGCCGAACAAGGCAGGCCACAGCGGCCGTATCTCAATCCGAAAGACCCGGAACTTGATGCGCGTCTCGCTAACGGCGTTATTTCGCACCAAGTTGATTTGCTGCACCAGGACCGATCAATCGAGGATGCGATGGCCGGTGTGATCCCGTTGCGGCCGCGGCCGAGCCCGAAGTCTATCCGCGAACAACGGCGCGCTATCCGAGGAACCCGCCGATGGCGCTGAACATCCGCGGCGTTGCCAATGCGGCTATCCAGGGGATCAATCCGGACGTCGCGTGCGAGCTATGGCATTCGACCGGCGCGACGACTTTGGCGAGCGGCAAGCGAACCCCCATCTATGCCAAATCGCCGATCTCAGTGCAGGTGCAGGCGCTGGCATTTTCTGACCTGCAGCAGCTCGACAGCCTGAATATTCAGGGCGTGCGTCGGGCGATTTATGTGAGCGCTCAGGTGATGTCTATTGTGCGCGTGCAACAACAGGGCGGTGATCTGCTCGTATTTCCTTCTGGCACCCTGCCCGAAGGCACGACATGGCTCGCCGCCCATGTGCTCGAGCGGTGGCCGACCTGGTGCAAGGTGGCCATCACGCTGCAGCAAGACCAGCTTACCCCGTTTGTCTAACCCAAGAGGTTTCTCATGAAGAAGATCATCGCGCTCGCCGCGGCGTTGCTGCTTGTTGGCACTCAGGCGATCGCTGATTCCGGTGTTCGTTATGCCGCGCTCGGCTACCAGCAGATCACCAGCCTATCGACTGCTACGGCTTTGACGGTGCCGACAGGCGCCACAACTGCCGTCATCCGCGCAGAAACGCAGGCGGTGCGATACCGTGACGACGGCACCGATCCTTCGGCCACCGTTGGCCAGCCAATGGCCGTTGCGGATTTTCCGCTAGTCTACACCGGACCACTTTTGAAGATAAAATTCATCGAGCAGACGGCAAGCGCCAAGCTGAACATCAGCTATTACAAATGATCGTATCGCCGAACGAAGATGACATCTTCGCAGCGATCCGCGCGTTTCTGCAAAACGTGCTGCCGCTGCAGAGCACCGGGCCCGACGTACCGTTTGTCGTGGTGGCGGGGCAGGACAATCGGTACGTCG